TCATCCCACGGGTCTGCAGATGGATCTGGAGGTGGAGGCCGGACTGGAGGTGGATCTTGCGGAATGATATCTACACCCTTAACAAAAGGTTTGAAACGTTGGCCTTCTGGAAAGAATGCCGCATAAATGCGCATTCCATACACACTTCTGCCTCTAATAGAGATGGTGATCATATCATCTCTAGTTCTACTGTCAACTTTCATAGGATGTCCAACACATTTCAATAAGTTAGTTCGCTGATCAATCCACAACTGAGAGTTTGTTCCCATCGTGAATCGATCAACGTCAGAAGGTGCTGGAAGTACATAGGTACTTCCGACTTTTAGCTCAGAGAAGGGAACTGTCGCCATTACTTACGAGCAAGATAGTTCTACCAATTAATGCCCACCGCAGCAGAGTTGCGGGCATTATTTGATGATCATGCGAGACTGGATCGGTTCATTACGAAACTGGTAGAACAGGTTGAGACGGTAGCCAAGTATGGGGAACGCGACTTATACTTCGCCATTCCCGATAGACTCGAACGATCGGTGGTTGAGGCCGAACTACGCAAGACGTTCCCCGGATGTCGTCTTATCCGAGCTTGGTTCACGCGGCACTATACATTGAGTTGGGCGTAACGCTTCAATTATTGTGTTTTTGTCCTTCTCGGCCTGCACGTGCTGACCACATCCATACTCAATCACCTGTGTCGGGCTGCCATTGATATAGAACAGTGTGATTTTGGAGTTAGTTAAATGGTCAGCTCCCAGCCAGACACCATGTAACCCCGAAAGTTCAACCTTTCGTCCCGCAACCTGAACTATGCGCGACATGCTGTTTATATATACATAGTTTACCGATTGCGACGAGTTTTCTTCGCACGACGTTTGGACTTCTTTGTGCGACGACCGGTTCCTGTTAATTTACCAGTTGAATCTCGTAATAGAAATCCCCTATTTGCAGATGCAAGGTATGCGTCTTTGTATGCTCTGCATAACTCATCATCGCTAATATTGTTAGGAGGTTCATCCTTGTTGTAAGAAGACTGTAACCGGGCTTTTGCATTCGCCGTTTCCTCTGCACTAACGGGTATATTCCTATCAATCTTACCACAAACCCTTTCAAGATATTCTACTTTACCTCCCCATTCTTGTATGATGCCAAACGGGGACATTCCTTTTGAACTCATCATCTTATCAAATCGACCCCAAATTGGAAAATAATATTCAATCCCCTCCCTGAATCCACGTTCTTGCTGCTCCTGTAATTGTTTCCGATCTCGCTCTGGTTTCTCTTGCTGCTCCCTAATCTCATCTCTGGCGGCTTTACGAAGGGCTATACCTGGATACATTTCTCGCATTCGCCTATTGTAATCCTCGGTATCAGCTGGTCTATCTTCACGTGGAGGGGGGAAGATTGGTATAGCCTGTGGCGGTGCGTTGCGTATTTCTTCTACGTCTAATTCTGCGTCACTCATCTGGTAATGAATGGGGGGATATTTGGGAGGAGGAGGGGGTTTAGGCCCTCCTGGCTTGCGAGCTGGCTGACGCGTCCTCGCCATTACTTACACGCTCCGAATAAATTCCCACTTCAGGTAGTCGCATATCTTTGCCCAAATTTGGTCATGTGCAATCAGGCGGTCACGTGACTTCAACAGTGGAAAGTAGACCTTATACTCATCCAGATCGAGCAGCTCAAAAAATTTATAAAGGATATACGAGTACGACAGGAAGTTCGTGCGGTCGTTCGGGCAATACAGCAAGAACGGGGCTTGAATCTCCTGAAACATCGCACGGATCTTCTCCTCGATCTCCGGCGTGATGGTGGGTGGTGGATTGCCATTCAACCGCGACAGAATATGGGCTGCATGCTCGTAATACTTGGACCGTCCCAACTTCTTCAGAATCTCACGAATCTCCTTCTCTGTCAGATCGGCAATATTGTTGATTCGACGCTTACGGATCTCCAAGACAACCTCATTCATCACCTCCTCTGGAATCATGGTTGATTCCTTGGCCTGAAATTGGTTCAGAATCTCATTAAGGTGGTTGATCTTCTTGTAGGCGTAATTGTTGCGCTCCTTCGGAGGATCGCGAAACGAAGGAAAGTCAGACACGACAAGCGAATACTCTTCTGACCCGCACTTCGGACAGACAAGGATTCCCTCCGAACTGATCTCCTCACGGGCAACGTTGCATGCGTTACAGTGTTCCGTCATCTGCTGCGTGACCTCCGGTGCATTTCCCAGTTTCATTCGCGCAACATACTCGTCGAACATCTGCTTCTTGGTCATGCCCGCCTCCACTGGAGCTGCGGCCGAGAAGAACTTCATGAACGTGGTCGTATCCTTGGCCTGCGTGGTCTGCGTTGGGCGATTGTAGTAGTCCATGAGGATGTCCATGTTTTTCATGTAATAGTCCTCCACTGGGTTCGCCTTCGACAGTTCCTCCTCAATCTCACGAATACGCGCTTCCCATGTGCTACATGTAACAACATCCGCAATCTCCCCCGATGTGCGGAGCTGCTCTAGACGTACTCTCAACCCCTCAGCCTCCTGTTTCAACTCTTCAGTGTGCGTCTTTGAGTCCCGCAATCCGGTCACAATGTCCTGATGGACAGAATCAAGAGTTCCCATCGACGTTGCCTCTGTATCCCGTGTCTTCCTGACTCGGAACACGTCCATATAGTTCGTCCTTCACCTGTTTCATGAAAGCAGAATTGTCGCAAATAATGGGTCGTTGCTTGCGAACTGCAGACAGCAATGTGTTGAAGTCGATCCCGAAATTCTTGGATACGAACGTCAGAATCAAATACGCTGACCGATTCACGCCTGCCTTACAGTGAACGAAGACGGTTCCGTTGGTCGACCGTAGAAACAGGCGCATCCAGTTCTCGAACTCCGGATACCAATCAAGAATTCGCACAGCCAAACTGTCGAGTGCATGAAGTTCGGCATACTGACCTGGGTGACGTTTCCTCCACCACTCTGGACAATCGTCGGCAAATGCGCAATTGACCACGTGGGTAATGTTGTATTTGGCTGCAAAGAGGGGAGTCAGTTGGTTTCCCGCTCCGAGTAGAATGCGAGGGTAAACCCAAGCAGGCTGAACCTGCATTGTATATCTAGGCATTTATCCGAGAAAGCTTGTAATAACTACGTTAACAAAATGCCCAAGAACAACCGACGCTGCGGCAATGACTCCAGCTCCCTGGTAGCTGACCACGCCATTCGAAGTGTAGGCTGACGGGATGTACTGGAGCAGAAGGTTGCGAGGTGTGGCCAGCGACAGCACAAAGGTCGCTAGGAAGAACGACACGTACATCTGGAGGTTGCGAAACATGAACGCCATCGCCGGAAGCGTAGGCTTGAACGACGGCATAGGTGTGGAACTCGGGGGAGGTCCACTTGCCTCGGGATACACGGGGGGAGCCGACTGCGGACCCTGGGGACTCGGAAGCAGAGCGTCGAGAGATGTAGCACCCTCCATTGTTTATGAGGAAGACGGGATTTCACATTGCGCATCTTCCACGCGGTAGCGGTAGCACTTTCCGTCCACCTTGACCACTCGGTTCATCGTTTCCTTCACGGGAACAGCCAGCGTCTTGATGACGCCATACTCACGGTGAAACACCAGCACAGCTAGTCCGAGTCCAATGATGAAGGAGAAGAAGGGAGCTCCTCGGTCAAGAACATGTGTAATAGGCAGCGTCAACTTCATTACTTAGATGCGAGGAGATTCAGTGAATCGGGTTCCGCCGTGCACGGCACTTCGGTCGCCTCAAAGCGAACACATCCTGTTTCAGTGTGAAAGACCTCTGGGCTTCCTGGATGAGGAACGCCCGATGTTTTCCGCGTAGGTGGGATAAAGACTGACCCCAAAATCAGCCCAGTAAGAACCCCGGCAATGAGCCAACGGACCTCAATCATTACTACTTAGTCATAAGAGTTTTAACCACTGTGAACCAAATCAGAAACTGGAAGAAGAAGGAACTGACCGGCGTGAGAGCGGCGAGGAATGCGAAGATGAACTTAAAGGTCCATCCGGGTTCAACAGGTGGCTTGAAGAACTTCGATAACGGCTCCTCAGCCATCTCGCCGTAGTAGAACATGATGTAGATACCCAGCACGATGTATTTCCCTAGAATGCCGTAGTCGTCGTCGATGATAATGCTAATCTTCCCAGCGTTGTAGGAACCCTGAAGAAAGGCCCACTGCTTGTAGGACCAGAGCACGATGAGAGCCCACGCAACTACAAATACGAAGAGGAACTGCCCCTTTGCCGCAGTGAGTCCGACACTCCACAAGACATCGCCTGGCTTCTGCACAAACTTACCAAAGGCCGTCCGCTCACCAAGGTTAACCGATTCGGTAATCGCATAATCCACAGTGTGATACGCTTCTGCTGCATCCGTATAGGTAATCGTCAGACGAGGCGGAGTTAGCTTCAGAGCATCTGCATCCTTCGCAACCGAGATGCGATGGTCCTTACGCAGGTCGTCATCCATCTTCTGAACAGGAAAGTCAATCGCGCCGTAGTTGGTGCTCTGTTCTGTTAAGACGTAGTCCTTTACGTCGATGTCTTGTGACCCGACCACGTAGTTGGCGGTCATTATCAGAATGTCGCCCATTGTTAAGAAGCAAACACGAGATTTGCGATACCGCTCACGATGCGCAGGTAGTTGATCGACTCAACGTAGACTGCAACCGAATACGTGTAGGTGAAGATGATGTTGTTATTCGCAACTGTCTGAACAACGGAAAGAAGCTGATCAGAGGGGAACAACAACGATCCATCTGGATTTGTCGCCAACGGGTCTGAAATCACAACCGGGTTCTGACTGAGCGCAGTCGACTTGAGGATACAGACCACTGACTGAGCGCTGGAACCAATAGCGGTCGGCGTGGGCTGCTGAAGGGATATGCGCAATACAATCTTGTTGAACATGCTTGCGTTCAGGGCTCCACTTGGCTGATACTGGTCATTGTTTAGCGCAAATGAGTACATGTAGAGCCCGGGAAGCGTGGAAGGCTGCTCGCCGGTTGTGTGCTTGTATTGCTGGACCAGTGAGAAGTACTGCGTTGGCTTTGTCGTGAACCGCTCATTGCCGTCCATCAAGAGCACGCCGTCGGTGATGACCTCCCGTGGCGAAACGGATGAGAGTTGATACTGACCCGACGTATACAACAAGTCACCAACGTTCGCAGTGATCCCCGAGAAGGGAGCACGATCCGAACTCGCCCAGTTTGTGTAGTTATCCCAATCATTCGTCAGCATCTTGTCGGACCGTTGTGCAGAGAACACCATGCGAGTGACCATGTTGAACATGGGAATCTCGATATCAGAGTTTGCTCCATATTGCCCTTCCTTCACAGTGCGTCGGACCTGTTTGACCAAGAACGTCTGATCAGCTGCCGCGAGTTGATTCATCTCCATATCGGTGAGATAGATGAAGTTGCCCTCTAGATAGGGATTCGCGTAAAAAGACGTCACAGTCGGTGTTGATGATGCACCGGTTGCAGATGGTGCGCTTAAGAACAGTCCGATCGGATAACTGCCTGTAGGCTGAATGCGCTGGCCATACGTCGCACTTGTCGGTACAACATCAATCACGGTATAGAGCTGGTTCAGCGGCCGCAACGTTACGTTGATGTAGACTTCCGAGTTCTGAAGCGACACAAGAGGCAGAGCCAGTCCCGGGTTCTCGCAGAACCAAAAATGAAGGGGGACTACAAGCTGCCGGCCGCGGATCGAAGGCTCTGGAGTCGTGGTAAACGGCATGACGGTGGGAAGCGATGCAGGAGTTACTGCATGAGGATACTGATTTGCCCGGTCATATGCGTTTGCCGGGTCATACATATCAGGAACATTGCCCACCATCTGGTTCACCACACGGCGCTTCGCTGTATCGTGGGTCAAGTAGGAATACATCTTCAGCCACTCGCCCGTAAATGACTGAACCGTAACGTTGTTCATCACGATGTCCACGTGATCAATCAAGTTGTATCCAATGTTCTTGATCCACTGGAACTCATACCCAACCGCGCTGCACCGAGGATCGTATCCAGAAGGTGGAGTTTGACTCTGGGTCAGTGCGACCATCGGCGACCAAATATCCGGAAGGGTGATCATCAAATAGGTATCGTGGAGAAGTTGCGCATACCGATCGATTCGACAGCTCAGCGTGCGAGTCTGGGTCGCGTTAAAGTCGAGTTTCGACGAGGAAAAGTCCATACGAATCGACTCCATTGCGAAGTTGGTATACCTGCGATAGACAGCTCTGAAATGGGTCATCGATGGATTCCCATTAAGGATCTGGTTCTGAGCGCCGACCTGGGTCAGTTGAATGAGGCCGCCCGGCATTTGTATTAACGCACATTGATTGTTTAGATTAAAGAACCAGCAAGAGGTGTTGCATTAGTAGGACAATTCACACAATCGCTGATGGTCGGACGTACGCCTCGTGTTGCATATGCCGGTCCTGGCGTTGTTCCTGCTGCGAGGCTAAGAACCTGGGGATACGGTACCTTGTTGTACTGCGTTTCCTTGTTGGCCAATACGGACAAATAGACATAATTGTACTTGCGGTGAGCAGGTGGGGGAGCAGTTGCGAATGTGGCCGCAACAACCCGGCGCTTTTGCGCGGTCAAATAATCTTGGGCAGAGTTCACCTGCATCCTATTTATACAGATGGGAGAGAATACACTCAAATGAGGTTCGTTCTCGTTAGCACTCACGTCGATCAGACAACTGGGTATTCGAAGGTTGTTTCCAATCTCCTGTCCCAGTGTGCCGCATTGGCCCCAAAGGTGAAGACGTTTCATTTCGGATTTCAGCGTCACCCTGAGAAGAAGAACATTCGCAAGGTGCCTGATGGTATCGTTGCCTACGATGCAGCGGCAAATGAGGACCCGAAGGAGGAGGGTTTTGGGTTCAACAAGATTCACGAGTACATTGAGATGGTCGGTCCCGATGTGGTCATGATATACAATGACCCGATGATCATTGCGCGATTCATCCAGTCGATGAAGTACAAGAAGGGTGAAACACCATACAAGCTGTGGCTCTATGTGGACCAGGTCTACAAGGGTATCAATCCTCAGCTGATGGATGAGCTCAACAAGGCGGCCGACAAGGTGTATTGCTTTACGGATTCATGGGCCAAGACCTACACCGAGTATGGTGCGAATATCCCTCTGCCGAAGATCATCGAGCATGCTGTGGATTCGACCATCTTCTCGAAGCTGACTCTCGCACAACGCGCAATTCTTCGTAAGAACGTGGGTCTTCCGACGGAGGCAATCGTGTTCCTCAATGCGAACAGGAACAGCCAGCGCAAGCGCCAGGATCTGACGATTCAGGGATTCGTTGAGCTGCTGCGTCGTCACCCAGACAAGCCGCTGTGGCTTCTCATGGTGACTGCGGTGGATCCTCAGAAGGGTGCGTATTACGACATTCAGCGTATCTTTGCAAATGAGATTACTCGAGCGGGTCTGGACATCAACGTGTACGGCAAGCGAATGGCGATCGTTGATACTGCACCGCCGAACACGCTGAGCGATGACGGTATCAACCAGATCTACAACATGTCTGATATCGGCATCAACACTTCGGACGGCGAGGGCTTCGGACTGTGTCAGCTTGAGCACCTGTATACGGGCGCACCTCAGGTCATCACCGATGTCGGATCGTATCGCTCATTCCTCCCGTCGACGGTCGCAACGTATATCCGCCCGGGTCCGATCGTGTATTCGTCCGCAGGTATGCCGCTAGGCCTGTATGCACCCACGTTCAACCCCGATGATGTTGCCTCTGCAATGGAGGCGACCGTTGAGAAGTATGCGACGATGCGTGCAGCGATCGATGACGTGAAGTTCAAGACCTGGTCCGACGTGTGTTCTTCTTGGCTCGACGACCTTAAGACAGCCAGTACTTAATCTGCGTTTCGGAGATCTTCGTCCCGATGCGCAGTAAACGCTGATTGTCCTCAAACGCCTGACCATCAAAAATCTCCTTGGAATCGGGATCCATGAAATACACGATGTCCTTGATCTTCAGTTTCTGCAGACGGCGCTTCTTACGCGTCATGTTACGCAGATAGGTTTCATCGAGGTCGTCTGTCTTGATATTCGGCTTGAACGCCAAGTCCTCACCGGTTGCCGTGGTGTCGAATCTCATGCATGAAATCTGCGGCTTCTCACGCGAGTGAAGTTTGCGATGGACCTCACAATCAACCGCAGACTGCTTCAACAGCACACTAATCCTCTGATTGACCTTGTCCTTCTCATACACCTTCTCATACAGGTATTCATCTGTGGACATAAACGTTTCCACAGGCGGCTCACCTTCATACCGCTTCATCTCCATATCCGCCTTACGCACGGCCACAACGTTAGGACCTTCGGCACTCTTGGACTGTGCAGGTGAAATCACAGACAGGTAGAAACTGACGCGAACCGTGCGCTGGTCCATGGGCAGAGTCGCATGAGAGCAGATACGAATCGCACGTCCAATGACCTGGTCGTGACGCGCAGGAGTCCAGTGTGGTTCCATGATATGGACGTGACGGACATTCGCTAGCGTAATACCCTCAGCGCCTGACGAGGTCGCCATCAGCATGCAGAGCAGCTTCTTTCCGCGCTTCTCAATGCTCGTCTTCAAGCTGGGTGGGAAGTTGGACTCATATCGGGCATTGATGATCTGGCGCATCATCTCACGCTGTTCTTCCTTCTCTTCGCCGGAGAAGAAGGCGTATGCGGGTTTGTCTTCCATCTCATCCTCCTGCCACTGTCCGTTCTTGTTGGTGATCTTGTATGGTTGCCACCCGTTCGCATCGAGGATCGCGGCAAACACACCGAGTCCCTCAAGCTGACGGTATTGCGAATAGATGAACTGATTAGGCCATTCAGGCTGTGACTTCCGCGTGGCCTCGATGTTGGTGAGCATACGGAGCAACTTGGGACTGTAGGCTTCCAATGCTTTGGCGGAGAGATACTTGGTCGGTTGCGCCCTCAGAGCGGCCAGAATCTCCGGCTTATCGGGTACGTCCGTTTCCTTCACCACATCGTTATACTCCTTCTCCACCTTCTTGGTGATTGCCTTCAGCTCAGGCGGCACAGCAAAGTTACAAGCCAACCTAGAAATCACGCGGTACGAACCACCATCGTCATTCATACTCAGTGCCTTCTTCGCATCCATCTTGATTTCCTGGAAGCGGACATCGAGATACTGGACGAACTGCTCAGAACTCATGTTCACCTTTTCCAGCATCTTCTCATCCTCCACTCGCTTAGGAATCAGACGCTCATCTGCACCCTTGAAGTAGCTCACCAGACCCTGAATACGCTTGGAGAACAGCAGTGGGTTCTTGATGTTCAGACCATCGAGGAACATGTTCGCAAACTCCTCGAACTTGGTGGGCAAGCACTCCAGGTCTTCGGACGTCACGCGGTCAACGGCAATCTCTGCGCCCACATCAGCCTGAAACTTGGTGGCCCAAGACTGCACCCAATCCATCGCCACGGGAATGAATGGGATGTCCTTCTTGTATTGGACGGCAATCCGGTCACCTGCCTCGTTGTAGACCGACCGGAAATGCGGAGGATTGCGAGTCAACATCGCATACTTCTTCACGGCGTTGAACTCGATGATGTCCACGTCAGGAACTGCCTTGAAGGCGGTCTTCATCTTCTCCTCATCCCATGTAGTCGCCTTGCCGAAGGGAATCGTGATTCGCTCGATGGGTCCACGCAGCAGGTTCATCAGATAGGCAATCTCGTTCGGGCGATTGATGACCGGTGTGCCGGACAGACCCACGATCTTGCAATCTGTGGCGTGATACACCGCATCATACAACCGACGCGCGATATCCGAGGAATTCACAATGCGGGAAATCAAGTTGTGGACCTCATCGATGATGACCACGGAGTCATTGAATGGACTAGGTAACGGCTCGGCTCCCTCTGCGGCCTTCGGAACGTAGGTGTCGATGTTCTTCGAGTTCAGCCCGTTGTAGTTAATGAACTTGAACCGCTGAGCGATAATATCCTCTACCTGCGTATTGATGATATCCTGTGCTGTCTTTGGGAGGTCCTTGTAGTTCGGGTTCTCGCCTGCGATTGTGACGAAGAACTTCCCCGTTCGGTCAATGAATCCGTCCGAGATACCCAATGACTTGGCTTCAGCACGTGACTGGTCCGTCAGTGCCTTTTCACGCCAATGCTGCTCAAGCACGTAGACCGGTGCACCGCACTTACGCAGCTCCGACTTGTAGTTCTCGCGCAGTGACGCCGGAGTCAGCACCCAAATCGTCTTATGCGACATCAGACTCTGTGCAACCGCGATGGATGTGCATGTCTTACCTGAACCCAATCCGTGATAGAGGAGAATCCCACGATACGGCGTTTCAATCAACAGGTAATCGCGAATCAGCTTCTGGTAGGGAAACAGCTCGCGAGAGTTCGACTGCTTCGTGCACATATCCACATCCTTATCCTCAGCATCAAGGGGGTCGCGGTCTTCTTTACGGTATTTCAGGAAGATGCGAGTAATGTAGTCCGCGAACGCTTTGCGGTTCGGGAGAACGAACGCCATTATCTAGTGACGCGCCGAAATTATCACGAGAGTTACCAAAGGATGTCTGAAACAAAGCAGGGCACGTTCAAGGGAACATCGGTAACAGTCACGGTGACGGGTAGCAACTGGACCATTGTTGGTGAGAAAGTCAATGAGTCTGGCGAAGGCTTTTTCACTCTCGCAAAGCTGATTGAAGATAAGGAGCTCATCTTACCGTCTGGCGGCCGTCGCACTCGCCGTCGCAAGTACGGGAAATCTCGTCGCTACCGTAAGTAATGGAGCCACTCACACGCAAAAATCATCGCATTTGGATGGTGTCCATCTATCTGTTTCTCATGGCGGCCTTCCTGTATCTGAAGCCGTCCGTCGCCTTTGGGCGTGAAGGGCGGATTCGTCCGTTTGGAGTGGAAGACCGTGAGTCGACTGTATTCCCTGTCTGGTGGTGGGTCTTTGTATTGAGTGTGGTCGCCTACTGCATCACGGTCTACTTCGCACGTTTTAGGTTTGCGTAATACAATGAGCTGTCCATACAAAAACATCTTTGGGGAACCGGGAACAGGAGCGCATTCGTATCGGTTTATGGGCGTGGCTGTGGCGGATACAACCTTGACGTTTATGCTCGCAGTCTATACATCATGGGAGTTCGGAGGTAATGTGTTTCTCCACTTCTTATTCTGGGTGGTCATGGGCGAGATTCTTCACTATCTCTTTGGCGTTCAGACGGCTGGAATGACCATGCTCGGTATCAAGGCGTGCTCTCATACGTCTTAACGATGTTCTCAAGCATCTCAATCATAGTTTCACGCTCCACATGATGGGGCCTAACGTATCCACGGCACTCGGGAAATGTCTTCCATCCAATCGCAGAAATCTCACGGCGCTGCATGTACGTCATCTTCTGATGCACATTCACCTGGTCCGGAGCCGTTAACAACGCTACGAAATACACATGTCGATAGCGAATCCCGTTCAGACCCACGAAGGTTTCCTCAAGGCGTATGTCCTTCAGGATTGTATACGCATCTCGAGGGACATTCGTCTCCTCATTAAACTCACGAATCGCACATTCCAAGTCTGTTTCACATCGAATGCGCCGGCCCTTCGGAAACCCCCATTCAGGTTCCTTATACGGGGACAAATTGGTCCGCATCATCGCATCTCTGTCCACTTGAGCGAATCGTTCCTTTGAATACATATACTCTGGAGAGGAGTGGTCATCTCCCCAGAGTTGCCGCCATAACGTATCAAACGTCTCGCAAACAATAGCGGTCTGCTCCTGGAGCGTCATGTTCGCAAACAGGAGGCCAACATACTCAGTGTCCGCGGGGTCATACTTCCCACGCATGAACTCTGCGAAGCTCATGCTGTCCTTCCGTCGAATCATCAAGATCTGGGTTGATGAATCGGCAGGTAGTTTGGATTGGTTAATCAGAGCCAACCCGCACGACAAGACGGGCTCTGTGCAAATTTTAAATACATGACCTTTTTCACCACAATTATTGCAGAACATTGAAACCTGTTGTCGTGGTATGGTAAGGGTTCGTTTTTCCATTACTACTTGAATACCTTTCCCTTGTAAAGCATAAAGATGGGCGCGTTCGCATCCAGGCCTTCCGCTCCTTCATTTCAACTCGCAGCCCCGGCTGCTCCAAAGCCATCCGTACTCCCGATTATCGGCGCGATCATCGTGGTTGGCCTCTTCTTCGTATTCATCTTCTCCGCGAAGAGTGTTGCCCATTCGATGGGGGCATCGACCACGTCCGACCTTGCTCCAACTGAGGTCGACGGGAAGGTTGGTTCGACCGTTTCCTCTGCTGTATCCGGCTCCAATACGAACCTTCAATTTTGGATGTACATCAAGGATTGGGAGTACAAGTTTGGCGAAACAAAGCCTGTGATTGCTCAGGTTAGCTCAACGAATCCCGGAGTAGGTGTACCGAGGGTGACTCTCCACCCCACAGATAACGCCCTCGATATCTCGGTCAGCGTCTACCCCACAGACTCCACACTTCAGACAACCAACTCCGGATCTGGATCAACGTACACGGTGACCGTTGAGAATGTGCCTCTCCAGTCCTGGTTCGCAGTGTCGATTTCAATTTATGGTCGCAACGTTGATGTGTACATCAATGGTCAGCTGGTCAAGTCGGCGGTCCTGCCTGGTGTGACCATGCCCGCCAGTGGAAGCTTGGTCATCGGTGGAGGCGGCGGCTTCGCTGGTGCGGTTTGCACGGTGAAGAATGGTTCAGTGAAGCTTGAGCCCGCAGATGCAGCTGGGTTCTACGCTGCAGGCACCGCGTGTTCTGCATCCACGCCTTCATCGACGTCACAGCTGAATAACCTCAGTCTGTTTGGATACACGTTTGTCTTCGGAGTCAAGGACAGCACTGGTAAACAGGTCACTGGGCTTTCTAGCTCGGATGTATCGGGCGCCTTCTCTTCTTCCTCCTAATAATGAAGATTCTCCTGAAATGCCCGAGCCGTTCGCGGCCTAAGCAACTGCTTGAAACACTGCGTCAATACGTTCTCATGGCGGCACATCCAGAGTTGATGGGTATTGCCGTTTCATGCGATGTAGACGATGCTACAATGACTGGAAGTGAGATTCAACAGCAACTCTTCCAGGTCATCGACCGGTTTGCATGGAAATCCATGTATTATAGCGCCAACTCATCCAAGATCGAAGCCTGCAATGCAGACATCGAAAAGGTCGACTATCCATGGGACATCATCGTATTGGTGTCTGACGATATGATCCCCGAGGTGTATGGGTATGATAACTACATTCGTCAGGCGGCGACTCCGGATCTTGATTGTATCCTCTGGTTTAATGATGGATTTCAAGGATATAAGTTGAACACCTTAACGATGTTCGGACGGGCGATGTATGAGCGGTTTGGGTATTTGTATCACCCCGACTACAAGAGCCTGTTCTGCGACACCGAGCTTACTGACCTATGCAAAGGATCGCTGAAAGACAAGACGGTCTACAAACCACCGTGTATTATTCGGCACAGACATCCTATGCTAGGTCACGCAGTTGCGTTTGATGCACTGTACGCTCGGAACCAGCGTTTCTATGAGGCAGACCTTCGAACCTATATTGCTCGCAAGAAGTATGATTATGATCTATCTGTATTGATTCCTACTCTGGTGGAGCGTCGCGCGAAGTGTGAACAGTTGAAGGAGTCGATTCGCGAGAAGTTTGCACGGTTGTGCCCCGGTCTTCGTCTTGAGATTGCGGAGGCTGTCGACAACCGTGACCAAAGTGTTGGATTGAAGCGGAGGTATCTTCTCGAGAATGCAAAGGGGAAATACACTGTGTTCATCGATGACGACGATGAGGTCACGGATGCATATTTTGAGGACTTCGCGATGTGTTTCCAGTCTGGTCATGACGTGATGCGCATTCGTGGGCAGATGGGGCCACATACGTTCACACATAGCACAGAGTTTCCGTTGAACGGAAAGATGTACGTAGACGGTGTATTCGTGAGGCCACCTAACCATCTGAATCCAATGCTGAGCGACATTGCGAAGATGGTTATATTTGATGACGCAACACGAGGTGAAGACCTAAAGTGGGCGATCATGCTAGCAAAAACGGGGCTGCTCAAAAGCGAAACACGCTCTGATCACACCCGAATTCACTACATCTACATCTTAGGTGTTCGCCATGTGGATCCTCGCACAATCGACTATCAGTCAAAGCATACCTACGAGGAGTCGCTACCGCTTGTATATGTTCCAGTGAGGCCACCGTACACCCCTCCGGTTGAACCGAAACGACCTATCCTGCGTCTTACTCCGAGAGGGTTTGTTTCTAAGTAAGGAACAATGGATCCAATCACAGCTGGACTTGGCGTTCTTGTGCTTGGCGGTACTGCTGCGTGGGTGTTTTCAAAGTCTACCGATCCGACGTCTGTTCAAATCCAGACAGCCACGCAGAGTGGTTCTGTCCCAATGACGTCGAATGTATCCCTTCCTCGCTCGACAAACCAGGCGGAGGGCGCAGTCTTCTCGTTCGAGGGTTGGTTCGATATCAATGATTTCACCTCGGTCGGGTATGGTTCGAAGCGCATGATTTTCTCCCGCGCAGACTGTCCCGGACTCTATATCGACAGTACGTCGAATTCTATCCTTGTGACGGTTGCGACCTACGGGGCCACAGAGTCGGTATTGATTGAGAACATCCCTGCACAGAAGTGGGTTCATTTCGCGATTGTGGTAACGCAGTACACGGTGGATGTCTACATCAATGGAATGCTGTCCCGTCATCACACCCTGACGCAGCTCCCGAAGCAGGAAGATGCACCGATTCAGGTTGCCGGCAAGTTCGACGGACAGGTTGGCGGCCTCACGTACTATTCTCGCGCACTCTCTGCGGGTGAGATCGCGTCGCATGCGATGATGGCGCCACCGACTTCATTGGTCACTGCGCCCCCGTCCGGACGTTATCTCGATATCACCTGGTTCACGGGACGATAAAATATGTCCGGGTAGTAAATGAGTTCCGGTAGTCAAAACGGCACAAGTCTAGCGGGTCTTCAGGGAATGCGTATTCGTGATGCGTCGGATGTGACTGCTCAGTTGCGTCTTAGGTTAGCCTACATCACTAACGTGTCGAATTCCGCATATACCGGTGTGAATGCCTATCGTTCGAAGGGCGTTCAAAACAGTTATGACTTCCTTCTTCAGGTTCAGAAGGGATTTCGTGAGTGTGCTGCTGTTGCGGGTCAACCGTTTGCTCTTACAACTGGAACTGTGGTGAATGCGGCTGGTTCGACGATCACGGTTCCGAATACAATCCCGGTTACGAACCAGTATCCGTAAGACGTGCCTTGCGAGTCTTCTTGAGCAGGTCACGAGTCTTTGCCCGCTCGGTCTTGCTCATCTTCGGATTGTAGGTGAAAAAGTACTGAACGAAATCAGGGGACGACTTGTTCTTCTTGACCTTCTCATATAACCCAACGCGTTCACGACGCAAATCTAATAACTCCTTTTGTTTACCCAAGCATTCCGACGGAGTCAGAAGCGCATACCTACGCTTCGGCTTGTCGTCTGCTAACTCAACCAGACGTTGTGCAACGCACATAAGGCGCGACACATCGTCCTTGGACTCATCTGAATACATCAGAGCCATGAAGAACATGAGCAGTGTGGGAATGCTCGCGATCTTGATTCCCTCTCCAGTGCTGTGGTAACTGTGACACGCCTGTGTTTCGTAGAACTGATACATCACGGCTCCATCCTTATCAAGGATATCGGTCCGTGCAGGCAGAATCTCAGAGGCCTCCTTATGCTCCGTATTATGCCCCTTCGACAGCTTCTCGATGGTCGCCTTCTCTGCGAGCAGGGTGACTGGAGTATACCATACAGCCTTCTTCTCGTGACGCGAAACAGCGGAGAATCCCAGGAGCACGAGGGGGTTCTTCTTGAGCATCTCAATGGTATCCCTCTTCTGCTCAGCGGACAACTGGTCGGCCTCCTTTGGGACATGGCGGCACACAATCGGATAGTGCTTGTTCAGGAGCGACAAGCGGGTATAGACCTTCTCCCAGCGAGATACATCACCTTCGGGACGCGACAGCTCGAGATACATCGACATGCGCAGGAAGTCCGGAGGCACATAGTAAATCCCATGCCGAGTAATCTTCTCGCTCCACAGGTGATTGAAGATCTTCGGGATGATGAAGGTGATGTCTGCAACGCCATGGTAGTCTGCGAAGACCTTGTAGGTTCCCATGTGGACACCGGGCTTGACCTCTACACTCTCAATGCCCGCAGCAGACAGCTGATTGGCCAACTCCATCCCATGCTCTTGCGGTGTCTCGCTAAAGAAGTCATAGTCCGGAGTTTCATCTGGACCATAGAACTGCTCATGCTTTGGGAGCAGGTTGTTGATGGCCGTGCCGCCGTAGCACATCACGCGGTGTGATTTCAGAAAGGCTTCAACGATTCGAGTACTCGCCTTGACGGACGGTAGCTCGGCGTCGCGGGTTGCAAGCATCTCCGCTTGCTTCTCAGCGACTGCCTTGACGCTCTCAAGTTCACTCATTACTCTAAGCCCCCAAAAAACGAATGTGTTTTGTTTTTTTCCTTGTGAGGCAGCAAGATGCCTCCTCGGTATAATCTTCGTAAGCGCAAGAATTCTACAACATGGGTGAAAGACGAAACATTGAACCCTGAATCGGAGGACGAGGACGACAGCAGTGAGGAGGAGTACATGCCCGAGGAGTCTGAACCTGAAGACGAGGAAACCGAGGCTGAGGAGGAGGAAGAAGAGGAAGAGGAGGAGGAAGCACCCGTCATCACACTCCCCAAGGGAGCCAAGGTGTCCGTTAAGCTTCACATTCACACAGTCGTTGGCGGAAAGGGCAAACTGGTCATTGGTGCCGACGAATCTGAGTCTGAGTCTGAATCGGAGGCCGAGGAGTCCGAAGCCGAGGAGTCGGAGGACGAGTTCATCAACCACCTCATGAACAAGTATGTCCCCGAGAAAGAGCGCAAGAAGAACCGTCGCGAAGAGCCCGATTCGCCGTGCATCGAACTCAATGAGGACGAGGAGGAATATTACGGAGATCTCTCCAAGTCCAAGCGCCGCAAGCTCAATGAGCAAATGAAGCGCATCTCCGGACTGGTCAGCGAGGGGGATGTCCCGTTCAAGTTCCGCGTTCTCGGTCTTCCGATCCCGGATGCTCTCAAGGCGTCGGTCATCAAGAAGGTTGATATCCTCAATGAGATGGACGGATCTGAGGGCTACAAGCTGCGCACATGGGTCGAGTCGTTCCTCAACATTCCATTCGGGAAGTATGTTCCGCTCCCCGTGAAGCTGAAGGATGGTGCGGAGCCATGCGCCAAGTTCCTAGCGAATACCCGTGAAACGCTGGACAAGGCGGTCTATGGAATGCCGTCGGCCAAGACGCAGATCATGCAGACTCTGGCTCAGTGGATCTCGAATCCCGGCTCAGTGGGTAACGTGATCGCCCTCAAGGGACCCATGGGTGTAGGCAAGACCAGCTTCGCAAAGAACGGTGTTGCCCAGGTTCTCCAGCGCCCCTTCGAGTTCTTCTCTCTGGGCGGTGCATCTGACTCAGCGAACTTCGTAGGTCACTCGTTCACCTACGAGGGCTCGATGTGTGGTCGTATCGCTGATGCACTAATCACCTCTCGCTGCATGAATCCAGTTATGTATTTCGATGAGCTGGACAAGGTATCGACCACTGCACACGGCGATGAGATTGTGAGCATGCTCATCCACCTCACGGACAGGTCGCAGAACAGTCAGTTCCACGACCGCTACTTCGCCGGTGTTGACTTTGACCTGAGCCAGTGCCTGTTTGTGTTCTCGTTCAACGACGAGTCCAAGGTCCACCCGATTCTGAAGGACCGTATGCAGGTCATCACCTGCTCAGGCTATAACGCAGAGGACAAGAAGAACATTCTTACGAAGTACATCTGGCCTCAGATCCTGGACCGCATTCAGCTCACGGATCAGCTGACTCTCACAGATGAGGCGGTGAAGTACTTGATTGAGGAATTTAGTAAGGAAGAGGAAGGTGTCCGCACATTGATCCGTTCCGTCGAGTCGCTGGTTACGCGTATCAATCTCCTGCGGATTGCGGACGAGAAGACTGCGAAGGAATATATCTTCTACAAGAAGATCAGCCTGCCCTGCACGATTGACGTTGCGACTGCGCGTCATATCCTACAGGACACCGCATCAGGTGTGAATGAGTCATGGCGTCACCTCTACACTTGAATCCACTCCAAACTCGACACAGGAATCTCCATGATACGCGGATTATCATCCATAGTTGAAAACACACAGGTCAGCGTCGTGAACGCTGGATCCGGCATACATCCAATACAATACTCAATCGTTTTTCCTTTGAAGACAAAGGGGCGACTGATGCTTTTTACTCTGTAGTTCTCACCGAGCCGAACAAAGAGATGGAAATACTTGCGAGGTTGTGTGTACTCGACTGTATGAACCAACGCCCACGTTTCACCAGGATATTGAACCGGCCGGAATGCAACGGCTGAACCGCGGAAATGCTTGAAGTAATAGGGTGTTGTGTGTTCGGCTTGAAAGACAAGCTCGTCATTGTGGATAACTCCGACGCGGAGTGGGTTCCAACTGTAGATGATATCATCGGTTCCATTCACAGCCAACCAGTTCTTCTCACAGTCTTGTTCACCAGGTGACTTCAGGATACGACCGTTCGAATACACACCCTGAACAGGATCATACTCGGATTGGAAGATGCGAATCTTGTCCGTATACTCCCAGGACGTTGCGGTACAGCAGAGTGTTCCAGACGCATTTGTGTAGACACGAACATCCTCAAGTCCGACGATATGCGCTCCTGGCTTACGAGTCAACGTCACGGAATCATCACGCATCTTCGTGACTTCACCCGTTGAAGGGTTATAGAATGCATTCTGAGTCCGCACAATCCCATTATCGCTCACGCCTCCACCGTTTCGCATGAGGTAGCTTCCTGTCTGTGGGTTAATCGCATAGTTTACGAATCGAACATTGTGCATCACCTTCCCATCCTTAAGGAACAGTGAAACCGACGTAGGATGATAATCCTCTCCAAACACATCACGATCAATCGGATGAGCCTTTGCGGTGTACGTCAATGGCTCGATGTAGAACGGGAGGTTATTGTACACGCTATCATGGTGATGACGAGCAGCGAGAAGGTAGTTCACAGAGGTTTCAAGACCCTTACGCGCCTGGTCGATGTAAAACAAGAGGATCGTGGCCTCGTACTCAAACAGACCAGTGTAGACGTCGGTTTCAACGAACAGCGCATCCTTTGAAAGGGGGATCGACAGTCCAATCTGAACGTAGTGGTAGGCTTTGTGGTGCTGAGAGTGCTCGCGGAAATACTTGGCGAGCTGGTAGATAGGCTCTGCTCGTGATGGGCGGCGTTCATATGCCTTGAGCATCCACTGTTCGAACTTCGGGATGTTCTTCAGGTCGCGCCATGACTTGCCGATCATATAGTGGCTATACCACAGCTCTTCCTCCCATCCACCTGCAGCGATCCGCTTCTTATACATCGCGATTGACTCGGGGTGTCTACCAAGACCGTTATAGGTCTGTGCGAGATAGAACATGTATCGACCGTTGTCCGGCTCATCTTCCAGACCCTTCTCAAGGAGCCGAGCGTCGCGTTCAAATTTATCAGCCTTACAACCGCCGTCATTGCGGTCATCGATGTAGCACACGTCAGTCGTGAGGTGCTTTGTCGGCCCATCCCAGTATTCATGGGTCACGCCACGACAGGACCAGTTGTAGTCCATGCGAACCAGTCGCGTGTTCGGGTACTCAAGCCCACCTGCCTTTTGAACCACAGTATAGCCCTCGTGGTCGAGAGTGATCGCCTTAAGGGTTCCAGGGACAAACACCATGTCTGCATCGAGCAGCAGACCATATGTGTCCTTCAGGTCCCATCCCGTCTTCTTCAGATAAGTCTGTGCGTTCCGAAAGCTCACGGTGCGGTTATGTCCAAAGTCCTTCCACGGTTCCATTGTAAGGCATCCATCATGAGTCTTGAGGAATTCGGCTGCAATCTCACGCGATGTGTCGTCTGAACCAGTGTCGCAGATACAGAACGCATCCACGACATCTTTAACCGCTTCGAGGCAGCGAAGGAGAATCTTCTCTTCATTTCGAATCATTAAGATGAGAACGAGACGCATGCGTCGGTTTAGTGAAACTCATTGACTCGTCTGTAAACAAATGAGCACTGAGTTTGTTAAGTCCAGTCTTCGCGAGAACCTGACGCGTGTGCTCGTCCCTCATGTATCGGATGGTCTGTGGAGCATCTATGACTCGGCCAAGTCAGCATGCGAGCGCAATGGTCAGACCGACCAGATTCTGAAGACGTTTCAGAACCTGCTGACTCAGATTCCGAAGTGGAGCCCGGAAACCCTGAAGAAGGAGGTGGAGCGTATTGCGGTTGCGTCCAAGTGCGAGTATCTCGAGGACCTTCTGCTGGGTGTGTTTGTGAGCTACATCCGCGCGTTCGCTGCCCTTCAGCAGACTGAGAAGGCGCATGTGGATATCGAGTTCAAGCGTCCTTCGGTTGAGACGTTCGTTCACCACCTCTACAAGCAATCGGCCCGTCTGTCCTGGTCGTCTGCGTACCTGTTCAAGACCGTAGGTGTGACGTCTGAGCAGCAGGCACGCAACCGTCGTGATATCGAGACGATGATTGGAGGCGCGATGAACGAGGTCATCGACAGCTTCATCCCGTGGAAGGATATCAGTAAGGCATATTTCCAGAGCCAGGCGCCTGCGGAGTCACCGGCTGATGTCGAGCCTCCTGCATCCATGCCTGCACCCGCACCTGCGCTTGTGGAAGTGCCTCCCGAGCCGAAGGGGGTGCAGTTTGACGATGAAGACGATGAGCCGCCAGCGATTGCTCTTGGCGAGGAGGTTAAGCTCGATGACTCCGAGTTCGACGAGGATGAGTCTGACGATGAGTCCGTGAAGGTGACGGCCGAGGAAACGGTGTCCCTCAATCTGTAAGCTCGTTTGAGCACAGGTATAAAAAAATAGAGTCCCAATAAATGTCGGAGCTCTACACCTATGGAATGATTGTGGGTGCGGTTGTGGTGGTTGCGTTACTCCTCTATGTGATGGACCGCCGTGGAAAGGACCAGCCTATCGACACCATGGATGCCGCTAAGGTCGGTGGTGGTGCGGGTGTGATTACTGCTGGAGTTGTATATGCACTGGGTGCGGACGCGGCAGAGCCTGTTGTGACTGCGGTTCAGGAGATGTTCACAGGTAAGCCTAGTTTCTGAGAAATTTCTCATCCTCATAATAAAAATGTATATGTCTTTGTATGCCGCAGTGCTCTTCTTTCTCCTGACCCCGGGCGTTCTGCTGTCCCTGCCGCCGGGTGGCTCGCGCACGACGGTTGCGCTGACGCACGCGGTTGTCTTCGGCGTTGTGTGGGCCCTGACGCACAAGACGGTGTGGCGCATGACTGGTAAGTAAGTTATTCAGAAATCACCACCACCCGAGCCGTTGGCGGAACGGCTGCAACATACTGATTGAACTTCGCTAACTCCTTTCGAGGAACTCCGCTCTCCTTGAGATAGCGCGTAATCGCCTTGTACAAATCAAACCCGTGATACCGGTCGTGGTTATCACCCTTCTTCCTGAAAATCACCGATGAACCGTCCGGAAGCGACGCCCAGTGTTTGAACATCTCAAACAGTGGATGATCCGTCTTCTGATTCGGACCCTCTGGGAACATGTCCCAAAACACACTTGACGCAAAGCGAGCCAGGTCAAAGGATGGATTCAGTCCAATGCGCGGGCACTTCGGGTCGTAAAACGGCTCGATGTTGTACTGTCCACCCGCCTCCTCATCAGGCTTGAACTGTGAACTCATAAAGAATCTCGGATCCTTCATACCCGCCAGCTTCACAGAGAACGTGGCCCGGTCAAAGTCGATGAGCTTAATTAGCACGCCATACGTGGGGATGCGATACGTCACGCCGTGGTGACGGTAATACAGGAACTCATCTGTAGTCGGCACATACATCACATTGTTACCGTGGAGGTCATTGTGGATGAATCCAAAGGTACGCTGAGCATACGCAAGAGCAAACACAATCTGCGCAACCCACGCAGTATGCTTCTCAGGCTCATCCGTCGTCTTGAGTAGGTCATAGAAGGTTCCTGTGCACTTCTCCATGACCGTCGTCACGACCGGCACCTCGGTAAAGGTCGCCCATGCGAAGTCCTCCTCCATTGACTCCTCTTCCTCTTCCTCAGAGGTTTCGCTGCACGCGCACGACTGGATATCATACACGTCCTCATCATCCGACTCTGACTCATCGCTATACTCGGAATCTGAAGGAATCTCATACTCCTCCACTACGTCACCCACAGTCGGCTCCGGAACAGCGTCAACCTCAATATCCTCCGCATCCAGGTCAATCTCCTCACCAACCTGAACCGCAATCCGCTGACCACGCGTGTGAGTGAACGCCTCTCCACCCTCTGCACGCAGGCGCAACTCAAAGGTCTTTCCAATGTTATCGGCAAACCACTTGCGGTCACAGAGGTCCTCGTAATCGTCTGAGATGTTGACCTCGTGCTTCGTCGCCATAGCAGCGTAGACACCATACACCCTAGGGAAATGCGGGCAGTCCGACATCGACAGAGCCGAAGAGGCAAGAGCACCCACGTAGGCTGCAGTGTGCGGACTCTGCATCTGCTCCGAGTAACTCTTCGCAGTTTCGGCCGGCTTGGGAAGACCCGGTGCAGAGTATTCACCCTTCATGGTCTTGAATGGACTCAGAATCATCGTTGTCTTGCGATGGACTTCCAGAATCTGTCCCTTGGTCGTCTTAATATGGGTCGCATCCACCACCGACTCCACTTCCTCAGGCAACTTGATTCCATAGTCAGCCATCGCCGTCAAGTTCTCCGTCTTGAACAGCTGCTCGAGCGATGGGAAAAATGGCTGTGCGTGGGTCAGGTTCCACTGCGCAGCTTGAAGCTTCGGAAGCCGATGAAGGCGCATGTCCACAGCCTGTGTCCTCAAATCCTTCACCATTGTGTTTTGGGCTCGGTAATGAAACATCGTAAGCAGACGCGGAACACTTTCTGCTGCACAGAACAATGAACTTCCAGCTGAGAAAGTTCGACATCACTATGCTGAAAGACCGTTGCGAGATTGATTCTCGCAAGAGTCCGATGATTGTCGTCATCGGGAAGAAGGATACAGGAAAGTCTTTCTTGGTTCGCGATATCCTATACAACACTCAGCACGACTTTCCGGTTGGAACGGTAATCTCCGGCACAGAGGTGGCCAACGAGTTCTTCCAACATATGGTTCCATCCAAGTTCATTCACGACAAATACACTCCAGACATTGTGACCAACGTCATCAAGCGTCAGATGGTCATGAAGCAGAAGCGTAACAACTCGAAGTCGGGTGGTCAGTCGAATGTAGACCCACGCGCATTCTTGATTCTCGATGACTGTTTGTATGATGCAAGCTGGATTAAGGAGGAGTCTACGCGGTATGTGTTCATGAACGGGCGTCATATTGATATGATGACCATCATCACCATGCAGTATCCACTCGGTATTACACCGAACCTTCGTACGAACGTAGACTTTGTGTTCATTCTTCGTGAGAATATCTTGGGTAATCGCCGTAGGATCTACGAGAATTACGCAGGTATGTTTCCGACGTTTGAGATGTTTTGTACGTTTATGGACCAGTGCACGGAGAACTTCGAGTGTCTGGTGATTTGTAACAACGTCAACTCCAACAAGCTGGAGGACCAGGTGTTTTGGTATAAGGCTTCAGACCATCCGCCGTTCAAGATGTGCGACCAATCACTGTGGGTGAACAATCAGCCGTTCCACTCCGCTATACTCGCCGCCGACGAGTATAACGCTTCCGCTTTGAAGAAGAAGAACGCCGGCCCCTCCGTGTGGGTCCGGAAGGACGGCGCCTCCTAGAGCCACCCCTCATCTCTGCTGCGAGGGCAGTGGGGTTCTCCTCCTCCGCTACAACGGGACCCGACTTCACAGGCATGTCCGTCGACTTCATGATTGTATCCACAGCACGGTTGATGTTCTCATCCGTCAGTGCGGCGGCGAAGTCCTTGATGTCCACATTCTCGGCACCACCACGCTTCCTGCGTCCACCGTCGACCTCCATCTTGTCGATGCTGTTCTGTAGCTCGGTCACATAAGCAGTGTATGCCTCAACATTCATGTTAGCCTTCTTCGCCTCCTCCACATGACGAGACATGACCTCGGCGGCACCGAACTTAAGAGTCTCGAGAAACACGAGCGTCAACATCGTGACTCCAGAGCGAGTGGCCAAGAAGTTCACAATCGGTGTCGCAACTGCACCGATTCCACTGGCGACGGATAACACTGCGCTCGGCCCCTTACTCGCAACCCACTGGGCAGCGGCTGACGCAAGAGCAGCACCGTAAGGCTTGACTCCGCCTGCGGCACTGACGTCGACTGCAACCTTGACTCCGCCTGCCGATAACACGGTGAACCCCGCAACACGCGCATACTCCTTTGCCTTGTTTTCAAGTGCCTCTGCAGCAGGAGCCGCACCTTCCGCAGATTCTGCAAACCTCTTCGCAGCAGACGCAACGGCCTTGAGCATAGACGCAGAGGCAGATGAGCGGCGAGGAGGGTCTGCGACAACCGGGGTCGCGGGTTTAGGAGCTGCGGCGGGCTCGGGTTTGATACTACCACGACGACGATACATTGTTCATTACCAACAATTTACTCGCGCATAACCCCCTCCGAAGGATGAACGGGCTTCGATGCATCCGCAACCACATCCTCGAGCTGCTTCTTCTCTGCGCCCTCGAGTGCGTTGGCCTTGCGACGACGCTCGTTCTCCTCCTTCTGCTTCTTGACGGACTCCTCACGCTGGTCCGCGAAGAACATCTCCTTGTTGACCTCGTTCTCCTTATACTTGCGCATCAGCTCGTTGAGCTCCTTCTCGGCATACTCGACCTCCGGCATCAGGTGCTCACTCGGGTCCCACGGCAGCCACGCACCGACCTTGCCGATGAACAGGTTGTCCTTCGGGTAGCGGCGCTGGAGAACCTTCGCAAACATCTGAGTCTCCTCAACCGTCGCAAAGCAACGGCGAACCTTGACGCCGCGCATGTTCGTCTGGAAGTCAACCTTCTGATCATACATCTCCTGAAGGTCCTTCTCGTTCTTCAGCTGGAACACTGCGAACTGCTCCTTGATATCCGTCTTCTTCACCTCCTCGCTATGGACCTTCGTGAACTCCTGCGCATCCTTGAAGAGGTCGTCCACCTTCAGGGAATACTTGGTCGCAAGAAACGACATGAGCTTCTCAAGGCCCTTGACCTTCCACTCATAGTCCATCCACTCAACGAAACGCTCGAACATAAACTCGTTCTTCTGCTTGATCACCTTCTCCGGGCTGAGGAAGGAGATGATACAATACTTCTGCGTCGGGATCTCACTGTCCTCTTCCAAATAATCCACAATGCTTCCATCGTCCTCTTTCTTCGGAAGGGTGTGTGGCTCGCTCGGCATTTACTATGTTGGTTGCTTAGTTTGAAAGTCCTTTCTACGCAGTGAATAATGTACGACCTCCTCACCACTGCACTCCTGTTTGTTGTTCTGACCCCCGGTGTTCTGCTGTCCCTCCCCTCGTCCGCCCATGGTGATATCACGACGGCTCTCGTCCACGCACTTGTCTTTTGGATTATTCTGCGATTCGTGTCGGGCTACATCTCATGGTGGGTCATCTGGCTGATCGCACTTGCCGCGATTGGATACAAGTTTTACACTCCGGCTTCTGTTGGAGGGTAAAAATTATTCGTGCGTCCTTAACAAACATGGATTCTAAGCCTAAGCCTACGCCGTCTGGGGTGGATATGAGTGATCTGTTGATGCGCCTGATTAAGTACGCGTTAGAAGGTTTGGCCGTGGCGATTGCCGCGTATGTCCTACCGGGCAAGACGCTCAAGGCGTCCGAGGTCGGTATGATTGCCCTGGTTGCGACGGCGACATTCGCAATCCTCGACGTCTACGCGCCCAGCGTCGGCTCGTCGGCTCGGACCGGCGCGGGCTTCGGTATCGGTGCCGGACTGGTCGGGTTCCCAAGCGGTGGCCTGGCTTAAGACTTCATCGCATCAACAATCAAATTCGTAACACCCGTGGTCACAGCTGAAGCGTATGCCGTCTGAGTATGTTGACCAATCGTGAGAAGGGTGGCGCAGGCCGGACTCGCAGTCGTGAAGAGTGACTTGGCCACCTCTTCGAGTGTATGCGGAATACACATCCAGTTATGTGCCGTCATGGACGCGTAGTGGACGCCATAGTTCAGCGCCATAGCAAACGCTACCTTACCTAGCGCTTCCATTTACCCCTTACCCAGAGAATCATAGTAAACATGAAGACGACCGTTCGTTATCATGGACGTTGGATGGAGATCCAGCCGCGTCCATATGAACCGGAGCGCATGACCACGGATGTCGCGTGGATACAGCTCAAGGAAGGAGTGACGGCTCAAGAAGCCTATCGCATCTGGTATGAAAAGCAGCGCACAATTTCTCGCTTCTTTCAACAATGTGGATCGAAGCCGCCATCCTCCTCCTAGTTTTGGTGATCGTGTATCGTTTCTGGTGGAAGCCAGCTCCCAAGCGGGATGTGCCCGTGAACACTGCGAAGCTCTACTTCTTCTACACGACCTGGTGTGGTCACTCAAAGAAGGCGATGCCCGAGTGGGAGAAGGTCAAGTCTTCGATTGCTGCGAACCCGAAGTTTGGAGGCACAGTCGTTGAGCCAGTTGATATCGATGCCGAGAAGGACCCGAAGACAGCATCGCTCTATGAAGTCAATGGATATCCAACCATCAAACTCGAAACCTCAACTGGGCTCCATGAGTTCAACCGCAAGGTCACTGCGGACAACGTCCTCGACTTCCTTCGGAACACGCTTGGAAAAGAAGCGTAATGCCTGAGCATATCCAGCCTCAATCATGCGCGTCTTGTCCTCGTCCTTTAGCTCATCGAGCAGATGAATGCCGTCGATGTTCAGATTGAGTGCATCTGAATGAACACGAATTGACCGTAGGCCAGCCCAGAGTGTGCGAATCATCTCAAAGATGGAAATCGATTCGAGCGTTGCAGGAAAGATTGCTCGCTTGATGTGCGCAATGTCCAAGACCAGTGTTCCTCTTGGGACCGCATCATACATGTTCTCTGCGTAGACACCACCGTCGAGATACAGCTGATTGTGGATGACCTGTGGATGATAGATGAAGGGTAAGCAACACGATGCCTTCATCGCAGCCAACAGCGGAATGTTCCCGGTCAATAGTGTAGGTCGCTGCGTCGTGATGTTTGAGGCCAAGATATACAGCTTCTGTGGTGTGTCTGAAATCATCTTTCCACGCAGGTCCACGCCTGCCGCATCAAAGACACTCAGAAACATCTCCTCCATTAAATCCATCGTGAACAGACCCTTTTTCTGCGTGAAGGCGAGAATCGTCGCATGCCGAAACGAAGGTAAGAACCCCGATGTGTTAATCTTCATACCAATCTCCTGTAGCTTAGCAAACTTCAGTCCAAAGGCTATGGCCACCGCTAGGAATGCCCCCACAGAGCAGCCATACACGCCGTCCGGAAACTCCAATCCTTGCCTCTCTTCGATCGCTCTCAGTGCACCTAAGAGTAGAAACCCACGAATTCCACCTCCACCGAGTGCAATTGCTTTGAACATTCTAGTTGATAAGAACAACAATGTTGAAAGCCAGAGATGTATGGCAAGAGCAAGAAAACCAACGCGAACGACGTATGTCTGCGATGCGCCCTGTTCTCTCGCAGATCTACGCCCAAATCAAAAAGCAGGCCATTCACAACGTCGATGCACCGTATACCGTGTTTGAGATTCCGAAGTTCGTCTTTGGATATCCACTGTTCAAGGTCAGCGAGGCACGCGACTATTTGATCGGAGTTCTCTCAGAGTCAGGGTTCAGTGTGTGGCCGGTGAACAATGACTACCTGTTGATCTCGTGGACGAAGCAGCAGATGAACCGTGGTCGGCCTAGTTTGCTCACAAATTATCGCCCGATGCCGTATGATCCACTGACGTTGGCGAGTATGAATATGAACTGAAAACGGAAAGTCATCTTCACATACCATGGTTCTCATGAACTGCGATCATGTCAATTCTACGTGCGCTGATGGGGAACATGTGTGCACAGATTGTGGAACGGTTATCGGCAGTATTGTGGACGAAGGCGCCGAATGGCGAATCTACGCCAACACGGAAGACGACCCCTCACGTACGGGCGGTATCACCAACGAGCTTCTTCCCGACTCTTCGTATGGGTCCATGATGATGCGACGCAGAATCCCCGGTCAATCAGAGGAGTGCAAGACCATTGCGAAGTTGTCTGCATGGTCGTTCTCGAGTCACGGCGAGCGGTCATGGATGGGTATCTTTGACGCCATTCAAGCCTCCTGTTCTCGCATTGGACTTCCGAAGGCTATCATTCACGACGCATGTGCACTCTTCAAGCAGATTGAGGATGCCCGCAAGTCACGAGGTGAAACACGCAGGGCGTTGATGGCGGGTGCGGTGTTCACTGCGTGTCGTCAGCATGATGCGACACGGACACATGAGGAGATCTCAAACCTGTTCCACGTGTCGATTCGCGCCATGTGTAAGGGTCTGAGCCGATTCGATGGCGAAGTGTCTTCGGTGCTGAACACGCAGCTCGGGATCGCTGAGCGGATCTGCGCAGACCTAGGAATCGGGGACAAGGAACGTGATGCGATTCTTCTGTTACTGAACAAGCTACCTGAGATGGAGCATACACCCAAGACCATTGTGGCTGGGGTGGTTGCACATATATTGGGTGGGCGACTGTCTGAGATTTCGACATCTTCTGGGGTATCGTCTGTATCCATTCGCAAGATGACGGAGAAGCTCAAGTGTTAATTCGGAAAGAGTGTTACGTTGTAGTTAACGGCTGCGGTTGAGCCGCTACCCGTAGTATTCGATATCTGAAGCTGACCTGCTGATATCTGACACAAAACAGTAGTTCCGTTGACCGTTAGGTTTGAAGAAACTGTGTTGTTCGCGAGCACCGTGAAGTATCCACTGCTGTAGTTAGCCGGGGTCGCTGTGTCGAATGCAGATATGAGTATCATGCCCATTGAAACAGTAGTAATCGGAAGTACAGCTCCCGGCGATAATGAAGCTGTTCCATTCAGGCTACGAAACCCAGTTGCCTTTATAGTTGAGGTTGCGACGATAGGTCCGTACACATTGAGTGTTCCAGATGTGGTTCCACCATCGGACCTTCCAATCGTCATCGCGGCATTACCTGACGTACTTGAGTTCGATACGGTCAAGAGTACGTTACTGATTGGACCGTTACTATTGGAAAAGGAGACGCCTCCATATGCATCACTGACTCGGAAATGGCCGTTCACATCAAGTTCATATTTTCCACCGGCGATTGGGTTGTAAGGATCTGTAGCAATGGTTAGTCCGGAACTAATACGCGTCCACCCAGCGACATCCAATGCAATGAACCCATATCCGCTTGTGGCCGGGAAGTTTATTGTGCCGCCCCATGTCGAAGAATTGATCGTTGAAACCGGCGTGGAGGACGGATAGACTGTTCCAAGCGTAACTGCACCGTTCGAGAAATCGCCTGAAAACAATACATTCCCTGTACCACCGAGTTGGAGCTTGTTGGATGTATTTGCAAGACCCGATCCGATAGACACCGACTTGTTCGAAAAATTAGCGGTAAACAACACAGTTGCTCCAGAGCCGACAAGAAGCGTGTTGCTCGAAGATGTGGGTGCAGAGAGCCCATGGCCAATGAACAGATTACACGAACCGGTCACGCCAGAACCTGCGGATGTTCCGATGTAAAGGTTCGATGTTCCGACACTGCCCGCATTACCGCCAATCGCGATCGTGTTTGAGATCGTCGACAGACCTGATGAGTTAGAGTTCCCGATAAGAATCGAGTTGTTGATGTTTGACGAATTAGAACCGGCAAATGAACCGAGAAGAATGGAGTTACTAATGTTTGAACCTGTAGACCCAGCATAGACTCCACCTAGAAGGGAGTTGTTGATACCTTTTCCACCTCCTCCACATTGGTAACCGATAAACTCTGAATTAGACGAAATCGATAGACCTTGAGCAGACAAAATACCAACACTCGTATTCGAACTTGCATTGCACGTCGCCACGATTGCTGCAGAGTTACCTGAGTTACTTCCCAGGTAGACGTTGTTGCTCGAGTCGCCGATGTTCAGGGCTCCGAATGTAGCCGTGTTTGCGTAGAACTTATCAATGTTCGAAAGAACGATGTTCGTGGTAAATGCGCCGTTCGAGAACGCATAGACTGGACGAAACATATAGGGCAGTAACGCCTGAAAATTGGTCGTACTACTCATTGTGTTACCACCATACTTTCTCGTTTATACGCTTTCCTCGCAGTATATCAATGGCGTCCTACACTCTCTTCCCCATCAAGCCGTCGGAGCAGCACCTGTACAAGATGTATAAGCAGAGCGTAGCCGTATTCTGGACCCCGGAGGAGATTGACTTCTCCAAGGACCACGCCGATTGGGCGAAGCTTACCGAGGATGAGAAGCATTTCGTTACCCACATTTTGGCGTTCTTCGCCGGGTCGGATGGTATCGTCATGGAGAACCTGGTGACTCGATTTCAGGGCGAAGTTGATTCGCAGGTCGTCAAGCTGTTCTACAGCTTCCAGAATGCGATGGAGGGGATTCACTCGGAAACGTACTCGCTTTTGATCGACACCTACGTCAAGGACGATGTGGAGAAGGTGAAGTTGTTCAATGCGATTGAGACCATTCCCTGTATCAAGAACAAGGCTGACTGGGCTCTACACTGGATGAAGGCAGACAACACGTTCGGGACTCGGTTGGCCGCATTTGCCTGTGTGGAAGGTATCTTCTTCTCAGGCGCGTTCTGTTCCATCTATTGGTTGAAGAAGCGCGGATTGATGCCTGGTCTGACGTTCAGCAATGAGTTGATCTCTCGTGACGAGGGTCTTCACACACAGTTTGCAGTTGCCCTGTTTCACACACTCCCCGTCAAGCCTGAACCCGAGGTGATCGAGGCAATTATCACAGGTGCAGTGAATCTTGAGAAGGAGTTCATCTGTGACTCACTTCCTTGCGCGCTCATTGGTATGAATGCGAAGATGATGAGTCAGTACATCGAGTTTGTTGCGGATCGTCTTGCGGTCCAGTTAGGCCTGAAGAAGATCTATGGAACTCATAATCCGTTTGATTTCATGGATCTGATCAGCCTTGAGGGCAAGACCAACTTCTTCGAGAAGAAGGTGTCTGATTATTCGCGAGCGATTTCCGGGACGGAGATTAGCTTTAATGAAGACTTTTAAGCCATATGATCACCGCCCTCAGTGTAGAGAATGTTTCCATACGGAGGCAGCAGCTTCTCTGGCTTCTCTGGAACTTCGGATGCCGGATAGTTCGTCATCCGTTCACGACCAATGAACGCGATCACCAGACAGACGGCGAGAAACGCAAAAGCATACTTGAACCACTTCCTCATTGTGTTGAGGTTGGAAGATTTCTGGGTAGAGTGGTAATGGGAGAGTGTCCAATCTGTAAAGATCCGCTGACGGGTGTGGTTAAAAAGCTACCCTGTGGACATCTTCTCCATACTCAGTGCGAAAGACCACTCAGACAATATGAGGGTGTAAAGGAGTGTCCTTTATGTAGGGGGCAGTATGAACAGAAAGAACTCCGGACGTATGTAGTTCCGCCGCCACCCGACACGAGGCCGAAGGTTTCCTATGCAGATCTTGTTAAGCGTGCCGAAGAAGAACTTGGGCAGGAAAATAGTGGTCTTGTTCCAAACATCAACGATACAGATGCTCTTAAAGCGTACTTACGACCTGGAGAAGTTGTGGGAGGTTCAGTACAGAAGCGTGTTACCCGCAGGGGTCGTAAACTGGTGGTCACCCGTCGCAGAAGGGGTAGTCGGCGGAAGCTTGACCGGCTTCGCAGCAGCCGTCGTCGTTGAAACGAGCAGCCCGAACACAAGTAACGCAATCAATACGTAGAGAATACGAGTCATTTACTAGTGACTGCTATTCTTTCTCACTCCACTCCGTTTCGCCACTTCGTTCTACTCTCAACAATCCTATCGCGCCTCAACAACAAATGGACTTCCTTTCGTTCGACCCTATGATTGGCGCGGTAAGTCTTCTTGGTACACTTGTATTCGGCCTGATCGGTGCCGTCGCGTGGCTCTTCTGGCAGCAGTCGAAGCTTTTCACGAACATGAACAGTCTTGTGGCGGCGTTCTCTGAGCTGGTTCACCAGACCCAGCCTATTCCAGTCGAGGCTCCACCTGAGGACGACCGAGCCTCTGTTGAAGAAGATGATACACAGTCAGAGAAGGCCGAACCCGAGGTGGTCGATGGCCCGCCCCCGCCGCTGGACACGGATACGCTCGAGAGCAAGACCAAGAAGGAGCTCCAGGACATCCTGACGAAGCGTGGAATCCCGTTTGGAAGGGGAGATTCGAAGACGGTGCTGCTCTCTCTTCTTAAGGCGACCGCCTAGTTTCTCACGATGATACAATGAAATTCGTAGTCATCTTTCTCACACTGATTGCGATGGATGCAGTGTGGCTGACTCTCCGTCGGTCCTACCATGAGGCTCTATTCGCGTCGATTCAGAAGTCGCCGCTGTCTGTTCGCCTCGTGCCGGCCCTCCTCGTATATGTGCTGGTCGCAGCTGCACTACAGTATTTCGTCTTCACCCTTGGTCACGCGTCAACGGTGACGCAAGCAGTGAAGATTGGCGGACTGCTCGGCGGGTCTATGTATGGACTCTATGACCTAACCAACTATGCAACTCTACGCGGATACACGGTGGAGATGGCCGTAGTGGACACACTCTGGGGCGTGGTGACTTGCGGTGTTGCTGCGGGTGTGGCTGCGGGCTTGTAATTCAACCAACTCAGTCGAAATGGAGCCGTGGGCACGTTAGACGTGCAGTCACACGGCATTTATAGAGTATAAGGACAAACATCCAATGAAGATTGTATCACTGGACGTGGGATTGCGAAACCTCGCCTATTGTGTCCTTGAAGGAACGAATCGTTCCGATGTGCGAATTGTAGATTGGAACATCATTGATATACTTGGTGAGTCGGCCGGTGTTGGCGCGATCCACTGTTTCAAGTGCAAGACGGCTGCCCGATATGAGCATGCTTCCGATGGAACGTTCGCGTGTTCACGTCACGTTCCAAAGAAGAAGACGGTTACCAAAAAAGAGTTGACCACGAAGACCGTGAATCAGCTTCATGAGATGCTGACCGAACTTGGTCTGTCGTCCGAGGCCACAAAGAAGGTCGAGTTGGTCAAGCTGATCTTTAACCATCACAAACAGAACACCTGGAAGAAGTGCGTTTCCTCTGCGACCCAGGGATCAAGTCTCGATTTAGCGCCCGACATCATTCGTAGTCTTGACCAGCGATCAGAGTCCTGGAAGGGGGCTGACCTGGTTTGTGTGGAGAACCAGATGGACCGGCGGATGTTTGGGGTCCAGGCGATGCTGCAGATGTATTTTTGCTGTCGCGGGTTTCGGTGCATGGGTACGTCGGCGACTCACAAGCTCTCGAACATAGTGACTGTGGAAGATTCAACCGCATCATATAAAGGTCGCAAAAAGACAGGCATAACTCACGCATACGCTCTTGTCCCTGCGGAGAACCAGGAACACTTCGCAAAGCATCCCAAGAAGGATGACTTGGCTGACTCATTCTTACAGGGTTTATGGTGTTTGGAGCATAATAAGTAAGTGCGTTCCAGACTTACGAAACAGACCCGAAGGAGAAGTAAATGGAGACAGACCTCCTCGTAAACCCCAAACTCATGGGTGGCGTCACCAACCTTGAGTCCATTGACTTACCCACACTTGACTTTGCCGACATTGGTAGCGAAGCTCCTGCGCCCGCGGGTCCGCGCCTCGTCCCGAGCATCGAGGAAACGGGTCCAATTCAGATTGGCGGCATGTCGAACCTGAATGCCGAGGCGTATATGACGCCATCTGCACCGATGCGTATGTCGGACGACCATGTGATGCGTGAGAAGTATGACCTTCTGCGCAAGTTTGAGCGTCTGGGCAAGATGGGTGTGCCGATGCGTAAGAGGTTCACGATTGATTCGCCTCTGGATGAGATGAAGCTGGAGCTTGAGTTCATTCGCCGCGAGAAGTCGATGGATTCCACCATCAAGCAGTTCTCCGAGTGGTTTGTGACCGGTATGTCTGCGGCAGAGTGGGGGGCGAAGAACGTGCCGATGGTGAAGGCGTTTGGTCTTCAGCTCGACGGCCTCTCAGAGGCTGCACAGATGAACGTGGTTGACCTAGAGGATGACTTTGAGGAGCTCTATGACCTGTATGGTGAGAACATGAAGATGCACCCACTGGTTCGCATTCCGTTGCGCGTTTGCATGATGGTCTACATGGTGCACCTGACCAATCAGATGGCGCAGAAGGCACCGATCCCGAACATCCAGGATATCATGCGCCAGAACCCGGACATTGCGCGTCAGTTGGCCGGTGCTGCGATGCAGAATCAGGCCCAGCAGATGCGGAATACGGCCAGCGTCCCGCCTCCTCAGCAGGCGCCTAATCCTCTTGCGGGTCTGATGAGTTTCATGCAGCAGAATGTGCCTCCTGCGCCCCCGCCGAACCTGGTTCCTAAGCCGCCCCCGGAGAACAAGCCCGTTCGCATTGGTGTCCAGCAGCGTCGTCCGCAGGCTCCTGCTCCTGCTCCTGCACCCCCGCAGGAGGTTCGCCCGCCGCCCAGTATTGATGAGCTCCTGAAGGACATCAAGTCGACCACGGTTCAGCAGCCTGGAAAGAAGGGACGTGGGTCCACGGGCAAGTCTGTGAAGATTAGCTTGTAAGAACGTAATGGAAGCGGAAAAATTACAAGCTGAACTCAAAACACTGGTCGATAAGCTCAATGCGGTTCGCAAACCCGGCGAAACAGTCAAGCTTCCAGGTAGCGTGAATATCTATGAACGCATTATCGAGATATGCAATAAGCTCAAGGCTATGAATGTCGAACCCGTAGGCGGTCGCACTCGACGCCGCCGCCACAGCAGCCGTCACTACACTCGTCGCCGCACCCGCTCGACCCGTCGGCATTAAATCTGCGTTTGATACAAATGCCCAAGGGAGTCAAGAGGCTTGAGAAGGAACTGCGTGATGCTGAGAACATCTTGGAACACTACGAGTACCACCACCGAGTGAGTGATCTGCGTAGGTTGCCGACGAGGGAAGAGCTGGAGTCCCGGATTGCGAAGCTCAAGAAGGCACTGGAAAAGGCGAAGGAGCATGAGAGCAAGCGCCCCTACAAGCCCGAGCCCCAGGAGCAGGACGGGGGTCGCCGCAAGTCCCGTCGTCGCAAGAGCCGTCGCGGAACTCGCCGCCATTAGCTTTCACACACTTCACTTCATTCATAAAATGTACTTGTGGGTCCTAATCGCAGGAGGGATTAACTCCTTCATTGATGCGTGCGGTATTGGAGCCAACGATCTAGCAAACTCCTTTGGAACAACCTATGGTTCAAAGGTGTTGACCATGACACAGATTGTCGGTCTGGCGTCTGTCTTCGAGTTCTCTGGGGCGATGCTTCTAGGTGCCCCTGTTACGAACACTCTTGCGGGCAGTATCTCTAATGTGGCGTATTTCAAGTCTCAACCATATGTCCTCATGTATGGAATGCTCTGTGCATTGGCTGCTTCATCTACCTGGCTCTACACTGCAACGTATCTGGAACTACCTGTCTCTACCACGCACAGTATCGTAGGCGGCATTATGGGCTTTTCACTTGTCTACAAGGGTCTAGATGGTGTGGTCTGGAACAATGCAGTTCCCGACTTCCCATATGTGGCTGGCTTCGTTCCTATCGTGATTTCGTGGATCTCGTCTCCGATTGTGACCGCTCTCATGTCGGCGGGTGTATACTCTCTGATTAAGTACTTTATCATCAAGAGTCCACATGGTGTCTGGAGGTCAATTCATGTGTTCCCGCTCATCGTCTTTGTGACCTTCTTTATTGAGTCGCTCTTTGTTCTGTCCAAGGGCGCTGGGTCTAGGATTAGTTGGCCAATTGAGACGACTTCATGGGTATCTATCTGTATTGCAGCAGGTGCCTCTCTGCTATCCGCCATGTCTATTCCTTGGCTGACTCGCAAGGTGGCTGACATCACTGTTCTTGCCGAATCTGAGTACGACCAGAAGGTGGAGCATACATTCAAGTATCTCCAGATCTTCACGAGTATTTGTACATCCTTCGCACATGGAGCCAACGATGTGAGCAACGCAGTGGGTCCACTTGCAGCAATCTACTACATCTATCAGAACGACGCAGTGGCCTCCAAGATTGAAGTTCCGCTGTGGATTCTTGCGTTGGGCGGTTCTGGTATTGTTGTTGGTCTGGCTACCTACGGTACGAAGATTATGGAAGTCCTCGGTAAGAAGATTACGTACATCTCTCCTGCTCGCGGGTTCTCGGCTGAACTCGCAACGGCGCTGGTCGTATCGTTCGCGTCCAAGTATGGGTTCCCGATTTCATCTACGCAGTGCATTACAGGTGCTGTAATCGGTATCAGTCTCTGCGATCATGACCTCAAGAATGTGAACTGGCGTGTTATCGGTCCTATCTTCCTGTCATGGGTTGGAACTATCTTGGTCACAGCAGGTCTGTCGGCTGCGATTTTCTCACAGGGAGTGTATTCCCCTAACATCTAAAAACGGACTTTGACACAATCAAAACGATTCAGGGCACAATGCCTACTCTTGAAGTTCAACTCGCAAAAGCCGAGAAGGATCTCGCGGTCCTTGAAGAGCTGCGTACTACATGGCTAATAAACGGTTGGGATTATTCTTCACCTAAGCGTGTGGACCAAATGCATGGGAATGCTCTAAAGCGACGCGGACTCACGGAGCGGATCCGGTATCTACAATGGCGGTTACTGATCCGAAACGAGCGAGCCGCGCCGCCCGAAGTTGATCTGGCGTTAGTGAGACTGGCTGAGTACCAGTCGCTTGCCCTTCCAACTCACACATCTGAACCCACTGCTCCTGCGTGATGTTCTGAAACGTCTTCAAACAAATCGATACATCCTTCGACGTCTTCTTTCCCATATGCCGACAATAGTCACAGTTCGTCATGACGATATACTGTGTCCATGGTCCTGTTCGCAACACCAGAGCGTAGAAGGTAGATAACTGCTTCCACGTCACCACATTTTTCTTATGGCTCACGTGCTTCTTATACTTGCACTGAACTGCGTAGTATTTCCCATCCTTTTCCGCCACGATATCGATTCCGACATCCGGGCGTTTGAGGCTAAGTTTCGTTAAGAGCTCTTCGGGTACGTCTTTCAGTAGCCAGACGTTCTTGAGGTTGCGAACATGTTTGAGATACAAGACGCAGAACTCCTCGAAGACATCGCCTCGAATCTTCTTGTTGTCGCGTGTTCGCATCTCGGTGAAGGTGTGTGCAGGTTGATCGTACCATTTCAGACATTCTGCATTGAAGACGTCGAAGAGTGAGATTCCATCGGGCCGCGGCCGAAGGAAGAGTGCGTGGAGATCCATGCTCACTTCTTCTGGGTGTTATCGTTTCCGTTTTTATCAAGGAACATGGGTTCCATCTTCTCGTGCATGCTCCAGATGTTCTTCTCCTTGAACCCTTCGATCGGGTGTGTGCGCGAGATACCCATGGCGAGCACAACGAACCCGCCTGTGAGAAGCATAGCATGGATGAAGTCGCGAGTACCCATGTAACAGACTGCAAAGATGGCGACGCGACGCATGAAGACGTTACGCTGGTACTCTTCCTCCTTCGGACTGAACTCGTCCACAATATACCGTGAACCCACATTCATAAGCATCATCATGACGCCTAGGAATAGGATATCGACTTTAATTTGGGGTAGTTTGAACTTCATTGTTTAGGGTTGAGAAGATTACGCGCCAACCGGCTTGGCCGCGCTAGACGCCTTCGCGGCCTCCTCGATCTTCTTCTTCTCCTCGGGCGTCATGTCCTTGGCGTGCTCGAACGCGGGGCACGCGCGGAGGAGGGCAACGGCGAGCAGCAGCGCAACCAGCTCGTTGTGCTGCTTCCACAGCCAGACAACGGCGCCAAAGCCGACGGCCTTGCCGACCGGCGAGCTAACCAGGGATCCAAGAACGCCAGGCATGAACGCAATCAGTCCAACGAGCACAGCGACGACAACGAGTTCGGTAGTTCCAACAAGCTTCATTTGTAGTATCCGGGGCATATTTTTCTGAGGAGGGAGAATAATGGCGTTGGTCGGAACAGACCTCACAGAGGCGCATGGCTCTCCGTTTAAAACTGTAAATCTCATGTCGACTCCTGCCGCGCCCGCTGGGAATTCCAAGAAGGGCGTTCAATCGATCGTGGAGCATATGGAGACGACCCTCCCCCTCGACAAGGACCCCTCGACGTCAAACTTTGCCCCTCCTGTTGTTGCCGCCCAGTCTGCGATGAATAACCAGCCCGACAAGCTGAGTCGTATTCTGGCCCTTGTGGAGCAGAATAAGACAGGGTATGAACCCTCGTCGAGTAAGGACATGTTTCTCTATGTGTTGACGGGCGTGATGTTCCTGTTTACGTTCGATACGTTCGTGACTCTGGGACGGGGGATGCGTGCGTAAACCGCCAGGGTTAAACCTGGAACTTCGGGTTGTAGTCCGCATTGTCCAACCGCGTCTCGAAGCTTGAGACGTCCTCAAATACATTATCAATATATTCGATCTCGAACGTGAAACTGTTCTCGGCGGGACCGAATGTAATCGGCTGATTAGCGGGCATCATGATATTAATGGAGCTCAGCGGAAGGTGACGGCGCAGAGTGATATGCATACGGTCCAACGTCGCAATAGGCGGATTGTAATACGTGATGTTCGGTGCATACGACATGTCGTTGTAGTAGATGGCCTGACCCACAACACCAACACCTACAAGGTTAGATCCAGACGCGGTTGCGATGTTCGCAGTCTCGAAGTAATATGTAGTAGATACTGCCCATGCATTCAGAATAATAGAGGTCGTATTCGCGGCAGCCAGGTTCGTTCCACCAGACAGACCGGATATATTGATATACTGACCTGCAGTCAGAACGCCCGATACACCTAGCGCGTAGGTGTATACGAGATTCTTAACGGTAATCGTACCCGTTCCACTCGATGCCCCCGTTGTAGTTCCGGCAACTGTAAATGTTAGGTTTGTTGGAACAGATGTGATGACGGCATTGGTTACATTGTATCCCGCTGGCGTGAATCCAGTGAACGAAATCGTCAGCCCAACTGCAAGGTTGTGAGCAGTTCCAGACGTGTACGTGATTGTCTGCCCATCGCCAGCCGCGGTTGTAAAACTAGGCACAAGTGTTGTGCTCTGACGGTTCGCCACAGCCGAGATGGTCGATACAGTATACGATGGACCCGTCGCCACCACTGGGCGATCGTTGAGAATCTTCGCAAACGCAGAGTCCACGTACCCAGATCGGTCAGCGCCTGACGCTGTTTCATCCATGCGGTTCAGACCCTCAATACCCATCATGATGTAGTTATCAGACGGTAGCACACCCAAAAGAACTGCATTCATCAGGCGAATGCGAGTCACCTTCTGGAAAGGACGGGGGAAGTAGACGACATAGTCACCGGGATCGGAAGAAGACGCACCACCATTGACCTTCACATACTTTGTCGGGTCACGGTCGCGAGAGTCAACTGTGATGACGCGGTAAGCCTTCCGTAGAACTGGTTTAGGACGGCTGGTTGTAACCAGAACTCCGTTTCGGTCGTAGTTCATTATTCTTACAAACGATAGTTTTACTGCGTTTAAAGCAAATGGGCGATTCTGGTGCTACCGACATTGGAAATAATGTGACGTGGACTATTGTGTTAGAAGACTACTTCGCCCAGACTGGTGAAAAGGCGAACGGGTTGGCGATCATGCACAAACGTGCGGAGAGTATCTTTACTCGCCGCAAGACCTACATTGACCTGCCTGTGATTGTGGGTTCGGGTGCAGTTGCCTTCCTGAACGCCGGTTCTTCAAGCCTGTTCACTGACCACCAGCTTGCCGCTACCGCACTTGGTGTTGGGTCACTTGTGATCGGAGTTCTGAACACGATCGGCACCTATTTCGGATGGGCGAAGCGTGCAGAGGGACACCGCATGTCTGGAATCCACTATGCGAAGCTGTACCGTTTCATCAACGTGGAGCTGCGTCTGCCCCGCGAGCAGCGTATGCAGCCCGGTGATTTCTTGAAGTACGTGAAGGACCAGTACGATCGTCTTGCCGAGTTGAGTCCGATGATCCCGAGTTCGATCACGACGAGCTTCTCGAAGCAGATGGAAAAATACAAGGATATCTCGAAGCCCGAAGAGACGAACGGACTGAACAAGATCTCGATCTTCGTAGACTCTGCGAATGAGCTTGGAAACGCCATCAGTCCTCTCCCTCCGCCGCCGTTTGAGATGAAGATGAAGGCAACGCCATCTTCGTAACCTTGTATTCACGCTTCTTGTACAGAGAATTCCTCTGACCGAACTGCCTTCTGAACTGTGGGTCAACGATATCAATAATTACCGGGTGAACGGTTCGTACTTTCTTCTCGGTACGCAATATCCTTCCAACAACTTGATCAATGTCGGGACGTGGTGTTGCCATAAGAAGAGTATTAAGGGATGGAACATCAAATCCTTCGCGACACATTGAATAGGTCGCAATGAGAATCGCCTTCGTCTTACAGTACTCAGTGCGAACATCTGACTTAACGGCCGTGCTAAGAATACATGCCTTCTCTTGCAACTCCGTAGTCAGTCCTGCTAGAAGATCCTCGCAGTGCTGAACTCGGTC